CTCGCAACAGAATTAGGAAAAACATTACAAGAATTAAGAAAATTAATTACACAGGAAGAGTTAATATATTGGGCTGCTTATTACGAAGTTAAAAATGAAAGAGAAAAACAAGAAATGAATCGTCAAAAGGCAAAATCAAGGTAGAATATAATAAAGGTTATTTGTATTTGTGGCACAATCGACAGTTAAGTTAATAGTTGATGCACAAAACGCAATTAGACCATTGCAACGTGTAAATGATCAGACAAAAGCTTTAAGTAGTAATACAAATAAGTTAAAGGGACGTTTAGATAAATCAAATAGATCATTAAGAGATACTGGAAAGTCTGCAAAACAGGCTTCATCTGGTGTTAAAACATTAACAGGTGCTTTAGGCCCATTATTAAAAGCATTGGCTGTTGCAGCAACAGCAAGATTTATTTTTGTTAAAACTGCTGAATTAGAAACACAAAGAAAAAGTTTAGAAGTCTTAACAGGATCATTAGAAAAAACTAATAAAATAATAAAAGAGTTACAAGATTTTAGTGCTGTTACACCATTTACAAGTAGTGAGTTAATAGAACAAACAAAAAGGTTAAAAGCATTTGGTTTTGAGACTAATGAATTGGTTGACACAACACGAAGGCTCTCAGAGGTTGCTGGTGCTACTGGTGCGGATTTACAAGGTATATCGACTGCATTTGGACAAATTAGAGCTAAAGGAAAACTTCAACAAGAAGAGAATTTACAATTATTAGAAAGAGGAGTAGATATAACAACTGAATTAAAAAAAATAACTGGTTTACAAGGTGAAGAGTTTGCTTCAGCCATGAGAAAAGGCAAGATTGGTGCAGATTTAGTGAATCAAGCACTTATAAATTTAACAAATAAAGGTGGAGCATTTTTTGGAGGAGCAACAAAACAAGCTGACACTTTAAATGGACAATTATCCACATTAATAGATAATGTTGACAAACTTGCGATTGCAATTGGTGACTTTTTAGAACCAGCACTTAAAAAAGTTTTTAAAGAAACAAATAAAGTGCTTGGTGCTATTAACAGATTAATTTCAAGTGAATTTCAAAGAGACATTTCAAAACTGAGATTAAATTTAGAAATACCTGGAGGAACAAAAAAAGACCTTGATAATATTAAAAGTTTTGTTGATAATATACCGACTGAAGGAGTTGATTTAGTAAATATTGATTCATTTCAAAGTCAACTTCAAGGCACAAGTACACAGTTACAAAATGTTGCATCAGAAATTCAAAAAACTAGACCTTTTGGTTTAAATGATAAAGAAATAAAAGCATTTGAAAATACCCAAAAATCAATTTTAGATAAAATTAAAGAATTAGAAAAAGTCAGAGAAAGAATTACAAATGATAATAAAAAAAATGAAAAAATTACCAACAAAACAGAGAAAACAACAGAAAAAAATAAAGAGATACAAGATCAAATAAATATCTTAATAAAAGATAATCTTGCAAAAACTATTGCTTATGAACAGGCAGAAATGAATAAGGTTGCAGCTATTGGTGAGTTTATAGGTAGTCAGAGTGATTCTTTAGCATTGTTAAGAGCGCAAATAGAAGGAAAAGGAGAACAGGTTGCACTTGAGCAAGCAATTAATAATGCTGTAAAAATTTATGGAGAAGAATATAGAGACATAATTACTAATTACTTAACGACAAATGAAGAACTAAAAAAACAAAAAGAAAATATAGACAAAAGTAAAGAAGCGGCAGAAAAACTTAAAGAACAATTAAAACAAATTGGAGAAGAAACAAGACAGGGTTTAGTGGAAAATTTAAAAGAAGCAATAAATGGTAGTCAAACTTTAGGCCAAGCATTAAATAAAGTTTTAAACAATTTAAAAAATAAATTACTTGATATAGCACTTAATAAAGCTATTTCTAGTATTGGCAATATTTTAGGCGGTGGAAGTTCAAGTGGATTTACTGGTTTCTTAGGTGGCTTGTTTGGTAAAGAAAGAGGTGGTCCAGTATCTGCTGGCGGTGCTTATGTAGTTGGAGAAAGAGGCCCTGAGATTTTGCAGATGGGTTCTAAAGGCGGCAATGTAATTCCCAACAGTCAAATTGGTGGTAGTGGTAGTGTTACAAATATTGTGAATGTTTCAGTAGATGCTTCTGGTAGTGCAGTACAGGGCAATGATGCAAATGCAGCACAATTAGGGCAAACTATAGCTAATGTCGTTAAAGAAGTTATTATTGATGAGCAAAGAAGTGGAGGTTTACTAGCATAATGGCAACTTTTCCTTCAATAGTTCCAGCTTACGGACAAACTCAAACCATAGAGCAAGAAAATATTGTTGTTAAACTTGGTGATGGCTATCAACAAAGATTAGTTGAAGGGCTTACTGCAAATAAAAGATATCATAAAGTAACTCTTGGATTTAATATTTCACAAACAGATGCAGATACAATAAATACTTTTTTAAATTCTCGATTTGATGACCAAGCACATTTTCAATACACTATCGGAGGAGAAAGTTCTGCAAGGAATTTTGTTTGTACTAGCAGATCAAGTTCAATTCCATATAACAATAGAGTTAATATGAATTTAACTTTTGAAGAGGTGTTTGAACCATAATGGCAATACCACATTCTGAATTACAAAAAATAAATCCGAGTTCTATTATTGAGCTTTTTGAAATAGAGCTTGTAGAGGGTTTACATTATGCAACAGGTAATCCATCAAATGTTCCGACAACTTACAGATTTCATTCAGGAACGAAAATAGACAGTTATGCAGATATTGTTTGGCAATCAAACACTTATGAAAAATTACCCATAGAAGTTAAAGGCTTTGAATATTCAGGAAAGGGTCAAATCCCTAGACCACAATTATTGATTAGTAATTTAGGAGGTATTACAAGACTTGGGGCAGCATTAAGAGTTACAGATTTGTTATTAACTGTAAATTTAATTACTGCACACAATGATCTTTTAAATGCAAAGGTTACAAGAATAAAAACAACAGCAGATAACTTAGATGCAGCAAATTTCTCTGGCGGTTCAAATCCTTATGGAACTCCCAGTAGTGACCAATTTCCTCAAGAAATATATTTTATTGATCGTAAACATACAGAAAGTCGTGACGTAATACATTTTGAATTAGTTTCTGCTTTAGATTTACAGAATTTAAGATTACCTAAAAGACAAGTTACAAGAAAAGATTTTGAAGGTGTTGGTACATTTGTTAATTAATTATGAATGAAAAATGTAAACAAGATGCAATTAAACACGCACAAGAGTGTTACCCAGAAGAGTCATGCGGTTTGTTTTTAAAAATTAATGAAGATTTTATTTATCATAAATGTAGAAATGTAGCAGAAGATTTTAAAGCTGAAGCATTTGTTATTTATCCTTTGGATTACGCAGATGGGGAAGATATGGGAGAAGTTGTTGGAATAGTACATAGTCACCCAGATGATGTTTTAAAATTTTCAGAAACAGACAAGGCAAGTTGTAAAGCAATGGAAACTCCTTTTTATCTTGTTTGCCCAAACTTAGATAAAATGATTGTAGTCACACCTGATGAGATAAATGCTTACAAAAATTAAAGTATATGGTGTTTTAAGAAAATATGTTGGAAAGTCAGAATTTAAGGCTGACATCAACAATCCTAATGAAGCATTTAGTTTTTTACATTCAAATTTTAAAGGATTAGAAAAACATATGTCTGAGCAAATTTATTGTATAAGAGTAGGAGATAAAGTTATAGAGCAAAATGAAATGCTTTTAGAAACTGATAAAGAAATAAAAATTATACCTGTAGTTCATGGAAATATTTTTTGGATGGTTGTAGGCGTTGTTGTTAAATGGGTGGCTAAAGAGTATATAAAAAATGTAATTATTAAATATGTCGTAACTTATATTGCTTTGCAAATGATACAGAAAGGTATCAACGACATGCTTGCACCACAGGAAGATACTCAGCAACAAGAAAGTAAACAAGATAGTTTAGACCCTTCAGCACTTGCTACAAACTATTCTTTTACAGGGCTAACAAATATTAGCAATGCAGGTGTTCCTGTGAATTTAGCTTATGGAGAAATTTTAGTTGGTTCTATTGTTGTTTCCAATGGTCTTGATACAGTACAAGTAAGAGGTTCAAACTAATGTCAATAAAAGAATTTAATCAAAGTACAACATTAACAAACCCAGATTTACCTAGTGGTGCGTTATCTTCTAAACAATTTAATACAATCGTGGAATTGCTTTCTGAAGGAGAAATAGAGGGAAGTGCAACAGCATCAAAAGCAAGCATCACAGATAAGACTTCAACAGCTTATAAAAATGCCTTAAAAAAAGATATATTTTTAAATGGAACACCAATATTGCAATCTACAGCTAGTAATACCGCACCAAATGATAGCGATTTTAATTTTTCTAATGTTAATGTTGAATTTCGTGAAGGTACTTCAAATCAAACATTTATTTCTGGCATTAAAAATATTGAAACAGAAACAGTTATATCTCAAACAGTTACTACTGATAATCCTAGAACTCATACTGTAACTCAAAGTACAATCAATGCTGTAAGAGTTACTATTGGTTTTCCATCATTACAAAAATTTAACGATAGTGGTGGGGTAGATGGTACTAAAGTTCAATTAAGAATTAAAACTATTGAAAATGATGGCACAACAACAACAGTTATTGATGATGAAGTAGAAGGCAGATCAACTAACGCATATTTTAGAGATTATTTAATTGATCTTAAAACTGGTACATCATTTCCTGTTCAAATAAGAGTTGAAAGAGTAACAGCAGATAGTACAGATTCTAAAACTGTTGATACTTTTAGATTTAATTCAATAACAGAAATAATAATGAAGCAAAATGCCTACCCAGATACGGCTCATATTGCTTTAAGATTTAGTGCAGAACAACACCCAAGAATACCAAAAAGAGTTTATAAAATTCGTGGAATTAAAGTAAAAATACCAAGCAATGCAACTGTAAATTCTACTTTTGGATCTTTAACATATGCTGGGACTTGGGATGGTACTTTCAAAGCAAGTAAAGAATGGTGTTCAGATCCAGCTTGGATTCTGTATGACATTTTGATAGATACACGTTATGGCTGTTCAATATCAGAAACAAGACTTGATAAATATACTTTTAAAACTGTTAGTGAATATTGTGGCGGTATGGTAGATGATGGTTCTGGAGATGGAACTACTGAGCCAAGATTCACCTGTAATATAAATATCACCCAACAAAATGACGCTTTTAATATTGTTAACTCTCTTTGTAGTGTAATGCGAGTAATGCCTTTTTATAGTGCTGGCGGAATTGCTATTTCACAAGATGCTGAAGGCAAAGCAACAAAATATTTATTTAATAATGCAAATGTTACAGAGGGAGGTTTTGTATATAACGGTTCAAGTTTAAAAACAAGACATACAGTAATTAATGTCAGCTATTTTGATATGACAACACAGGAGTTAGATGTTGAAACTGTAGAGGCTGATTCTTCAACTCAAACAAAATATGGAGTTGTTATTAAAAATATTAAGGCTTTTGCTTGTACCTCTAGAGGTCAAGCTGCAAGATTAGGAAGGTGGTTTTTATACAATGAGCAAAACGCAGGGGAAACCTGTTCTTTTGGGACTACTGCTGCAGCAGGAATGCTTGTAAGACCAGCAGACATTATTGAAGTAAGTGACAGTTTAAAATCAGGAGTAAGAAGAGGTGGTCTTTTAAAAAGTGTTACCAGTACAACAGTTGTTGTTTTAGATGATACAGCTTCAACGCAAATTCCAGCTTTATCTGATAGCCCAACGATATCTGTAATGTTACCTGATGGCTCATTTGAAACTAAAACAATAAGTGGGATAAGTTCTGGAACAATTACAGTTTCTTCAGCTTTTTCAGCCACACCAAATGTGAATGCACCTTACATCTTAGAAACAGCTTCATTACAAACGCAAACGTGGAAAGTAATCTCTGTTTCTGAAAATGATGATATGACATACACAATTACTGCTCTAGAACACAATGAGGGAAAGTATGCTTTTGTTGAAGATGGGAGTGCTTTACCAACAAGAAATATTTCTGCATTATCGGTAATTTTAAATCCACCTGTTGGACTACAGGCAACAGAACAGATTGTCACTATAAATAATAAAGCCGTATCAAAAATTTCATTAGATTGGCAAACGCAAAATAATGCGAATAGATATGAGCTTCACTATCGGGTAAATAATGGTAATTTTACAAAAATAGAAACATTACAAAGCGATGCTGAAATTGTTAATAATGAAGCTGGTGCTTATGAATTTAGACTTTTTTCTTTTAATGGTCTTAATGAACCTAGTAGAACACCAGCAGAGTTAACATTTACTGCTGTTGGTAAGACCGCACCTCCATCTGATATAACAAATCTTACCTATGAACCTATTTCTGATAAAGAAATCAGACTCAGATGGGATGCTGTTCCAGATCAAGATGTTCGTGCAGGAGGTCGTATTCATGTACGTCACAGCCCTAAAACGGACGGTAGCGGTACTTTTTCAGATGCAACTGACCTAGTTTTTGCATTGAGTGGAGCATCAACAGAAAAGGTTGTTCCTTTATTAGAGGGAGAATATATTTTAAAAAGTCAAGATGATGGAGATAGATTTAGTACGGGAGAAACATCACTTGTTATTGATTTACCAGAAGCACAACCAAAACTTTTAGTACAAACAAGAAGAGAAGATCAAGACGATCCTAAATTTCAAGGATCTAAAACCAATATAGGATTTGATGCTGGTACATCTTCGATAAGTTTGGCTGGTACTGGTAATTTTGACAGCAGTACAGATATTGACAGTG